GCCTATAGTCATAACCATGCTACTGCTTGGGGTAGACAGCTACGTTGATAACTGTGAACAGAGTATTCTTATGCCTTGCTTGGGGTTACTGCCATGAATAAAGATGAAATGAATGCAGCCGCCTTGGTTTCGGAAATGTCACGACTAAAACTAACACTAACAGAAGCAATGGAAGCTATGAAGATATATGAAAATGATAAGCAATTCCAAAAAGACCTTGACGAAAGATATAACGTTATGGTATTTGATGATTGGGATTACTGGAGCGAAGGAGACATATTTTAAATGAAACACCTTACCCTAGACGTAGAAAACACTGTGGTGAAACGCAACGGCAAGATGCATCTTGATCCGTTTGAAGCAGAGAATACATTGGTTATGGTAGGTATGTTAGATGATCTTGGAAACGAATATTGTGTAACATTTGATCACTCAGAGCATCAACCTACTGAAGAGGGGCGGTACATTGTCCAGAAGAACTTGGATGAAACCGCCCTTCTAATTATGCACAACGCAGCGCACGATCTTATGTGGCTATGGGAGTCTGGCTTCACCTATGAAGGTACTATATTTGACACAATGCTGGGTGAGTATGTGCTGCAACGTGGGCAGAAGGAACCCCTGTCCCTTGAGGCTTGTGCTGAACGGTACAATCTTGACACGCAGAAACAGGACACACTGAAGGAATACTTCAAGCAAGGTTACTCTGTGCGTGACATTCCACATGCAGAGTTATCGGAGTACCTGTCCCATGACTTACATGCTACGCAGCAACTGTACCTTTGTTTGCAGAAATCATACGAGGAATGCAGTACACTGGCAGGAACAATCACACTGACTAATCAGTTGGCTGTACACCTTGCCAAGATATACCAGCGTGGCTTTAGTGTAGACATGGACGCACTTGAGGCTGTGCGTATAGAGTTCCAACAGGAACGTGACGAACTAGTACGTGAACTAGAACTACAGGTACGTGACCTAATGGGGGATCGTCCTATCAACTTGAACAGCCCAGAACAATTGTCTTGGGTCATCTATAGTAAGAAACCACAAGACAAAAAGGTGTGGGCAGATTTGTTTGACGACTTCCGTATGTCCGACACTGATTACCGTAGCACTGTACGGCAGAATACAGAGAAGTTGTATAAGCAGAAAGCAAAGCGGTGTCATAAGTGTAATGGCACTGGACAAATTAGAAAGGTAAGAAAAGATGGAACACCATATACCAGAACTAACAGATGTACTAGCTGTGATAGTACGGGTTACACTTTTAATAATATTAATTCGCATGTGGCTGGGTTAAAGTTCAATGCACCTACAGCAAAATGGGCCTCAGCTAACGGTTTCGCAACAAGTAAAGATAAACTTGAATACCTTGAAGGTATCGCTAGACAACGTAATATGCAGGACGCAGTGTTGTTCTTACAACGAGTTCGCCGTTTGTCTGCCGTTGATACATATCTATCAAGCTTTGTGGAAGGTATCACAACACATGTAAAACAAGATGGTAAGCTGCACGTCAGGTTACTTCAACACCGTACTGCTACTGGTCGCCTGTCAGGTGCAGACCCCAACATGCAGAACATGCCACGTGGAGGTACGTTTCCAGTGAAGCGTGTGTTCAAGTCACGTTGGGATGGCGGGGAGATTATGGAAGCAGACTTTGCTCAGTTAGAATTTAGAGTTGCTGCGTTTCTATCTCAGGACAAGACTGCCATTGACGAGGTGACTACTGGCTTTGATGTACACAGTTATACCGCAAAGGTTATATCTGATGCAGGGCAAAGCATATCACGTCAGGATGCCAAGGCACACACATTTGCGCCCTTGTATGGGGCTAGTGGGTTTGGGCGTACACCAGCAGAGGCTGCATACTATGAGCAGTTCACTAAGAAGTACTCAGGTATTGGTAAGTGGCACAAGGAGCTTGCACGTGAGGCTCTAGCCACAGGTAAGATCAAGACACCATCTGGTCGTGAGTTTTCTTTCCCTGATGTGACTCGCCGTGCCAATGGTACTGTGTCATATTTCACACAGATTAAAAACTTTCCCGTGCAATCGTTTGCTACGGCTGACATTGTACCCATATCTCTGATATACATTGATAAGTTATTAGGGGCAAATAAAATGCAATCATGTATCGTCAATACTGTACACGATTCTATCGTGATTGATGTGCATCCAAATGAAAAGGACAAAGTACTACAGACCATACATGCAGCCAATGACAGGCTTCTTACTATTGTAAATAAGAAATGGAAACTGGACTTCAACGTACCTCTATTATTAGAGGCAAAGATTGGTCCTAATTGGCTTGACACAAAAGATGTGTCGTGATATAACTATAGACTCGCAAAACAAAAGGAGATTTTTATGAATCAGATCGCAACAATTAACACAGGTAATTTTTCTGCAATGGCAGAGGCAATGGGTATGTCTGTTGACAACAAACAGAAGTCACAGTCGAGTACTCTTGCACGTTTACGTATCAATCACTCAGCTATCATGGGTGAGGATACAATCAATGGCAAGAAGGTAAAGATGGAAGTCGTGGCAGGCGGCACATACAAGTTGGAAATCCCAGATGGGCCAACCTACTATGCATCTACTGCAACTATACGTCCCTTCGTACAGCGGTTTATGTACAAGCGTTTCATCAAGGGCAATGATAATTCACCCAATCGTTTCGTCAAGACATTGATGGCTAACGATTTGAACAGTGACCTTAAAGACAATGACGGTGGCTTCAACTGTGGTAAACCAGCGGGGTGGATTGAAGACTTCAAGGCATTGCCTGAGAAGACACAAGACCTGATACGTCAGATCAAACGTGTTCGGGTTATGTTTGGTACAGTACAGCTGCATGACGTTACAGATGCACAAGGTAATCCCGTGGACCTAGACGAACAATCATTTATCTGGGAGATTGAAAACCGTGACGCATTTAAAACTGCGGGTACTCTGTTCACCAAGCTAGGTAAGATGCGGAGATTGCCAGTGCAGCACAACATCAAGGCAGCAACAGAAGAACAGAAATTGCCTAACGGTAGTTCGTTCTACTTGCCTACTCTGGCACTTGATCTAAACGAGACACTTGATGTCACTGATCCAGAGCAAGAGACATTCGCAAACTTCCTTGCATGGATTCAGAACTACAATGAATACATCAAGGGTTCTTGGGATGACAATGCTTACAAGAATGACGATACAGATACGGATACTGTTGAAGCATTTGTAGACATTGATGCAGAGGATTTTGTCTAATGCATCATCCAGCTGAGTTAAAGCTGCATCAGTTTATGACTGACGCTGCCAATGGAAAGACAACCTTTGACGCTGAGGTTGCTAAAGAAATTGGTGCGGAAGTTACTGATGCAGTTCTCCGTCAGTTTGGTAGTGGTAAGTCTCGTGACAAGTTCACACTAAGGATGTCCAACATTGGGCGTCCTACTTGCCAACTCTGGTTTGCTAAGAACATGCCAGAGAAAGCACTACCTAAGCCGACAACCTTTGTAATGAACATGATGATAGGAGATATAGTTGAAGCTGTTTTTAAAGGTCTTCTTCGGGGTGCTGGCGTGGACTATAAAGACACTGATAAAGTTAGCCTTTCAGTGGAAGATGATAATGATACTAGGATTTCTGGTAGTTATGATCTTGTAATAGACGGTGCTGTTGATGATGTGAAGTCAGCATCGCCTTGGTCTTATGTAAACAAGTTTGATACCTTTGACACACTTGCTAAAGGAGATAGCTTCGGTTATGTTGGACAGCTTGCAGGGTATGCCAAGGCATCTGGATACAAAGCAGGTGGCTGGTGGGTAGTTAATAAAGGTACTGGTGAGTTCAAGTATGTACCTGCCGACAACCTAGACATGCAAGAAGAGCTTGATAAAATCAAGACAACAGTAGAGACTGTAAATGACAATGAGTTTAAACGTTGTTTCAGTCCAGTACCCGAGTTCTTTCGGGGTAAGCCTACAGGAAATACAGTACTAAATGATGGCTGTAGGTTCTGTGACTATAGGCACACTTGTTGGCCCACTATGGTAGAGGAACCAGCACGTATGTCAAAAGCAAAAGCCCCCAAGACGGTGGCATATATAGAGGAGTAAGTTATGTTAGGTGATGATGAAGTAAAGGAAATGCAAGAAGAGATTTCTGCAATGGAAAAGGAGCTAAGGGAACGTAAGCGTGAGCTACATGACAAACGTTATGCAGGTTTACGTACAGCTATGGAAGCACGTAAGGCTGCAGACATAGGCATCATGGAAGAGCTAAAGAGTCTTGGCATTCGTACTGTGCGAGGCGGTTGGACTTTCTAATGAATGGTAAGCAGTTCAAGGCTGCACTAAAGCATGGGTATAGGAGTGGATTAGAAATCAAAGTCAAAGATTACTTGAACGAAAAGAAAGTAAAGTTTAAGTATGAAGCCATTAAGATTGAATGGGAAGACTTGATGTACCGCACCTATACTCCTGACTTTATATTGCAGAACGGTATCATCATTGAAGTAAAGGGACGGTTTGTTTCAGATGATAGACGTAAACACTTAGCTGTAAAGAAACAGCACCCAAACTTAGACATACGGTTCGTGTTTGAAAACAGTAAACGTAAGTTAAGTAAGGGTGCTAAAAGTACATATGCTACATGGTGTGAGAGAAATAAATTCTTGTATGCAGATAGGGTTGTTCCAGAAGAATGGTTGAAAGAAAAGGGTAAAGACAAACACCCTGACTTGGTGGAGTTTCCTTACGATAAAATAAAGAGGAGTTAATATGTTAAATTCATTAATAAACTTTGCACCAAATGATTTTATTATCCGCATCTCTCCTGACGTGGATGAACAAGGAGATTGGACAGGGGATATTCAAATAGGTATGCTAACCACAGATGACAACACCATGAAAGATCAAGACTTTGCACAAATAAAGGTGTTGACTGATATGTTGATAGCTGCTATACCTTTAATTGAAGAAGATGCAGAAGTACGGAGGAAGCTATTTACCTTGGTGGATGATTTAGAATTTGAAGAAGGGGATACTAAACCACTAGTAGAAAAACGTGACGGTAACGTAGTAACAGTAAACTTTTAGAAAGGAGATACGAATGGCAGATACAATTGACACACTCACTTTAGGTGAAACAACTATAACATTAAACGATCCTGTTAATAGTCCATCACACTATAACCAAGCAGGTATTGAATGTATTGATGCCATTCGTGCCGCCACTGGTGATGGGTACGAGTATTATCTACAAGGAAACATTCAGAAGTATGTGTGGAGATACAGATACAAGAATGGTGCAGAGGACTTGAAGAAAGCACAGTGGTATTTGACTAAACTTATAGAGGAAGTAGATGATAGTTAAAGTATTTCTAACCTTAGATATAGATCAAGAAGAATATCCTGTTCCAGTAGACAATGTACTTGATGAAGAAGTTGCTCAATGCCTTGAGGAATTTATCTATGACATTGATGGAATGTCAATTAAAGCAATTAAAATAATAAGGGAGTGAACATGAACAATTATTTACCTACAGACTATCAAGCGTTCATTCATAAGTCACGGTACGCAAAGTACTTTGACAGTATGGGGCGTGAATCATGGGGTGATACAGTCGAACGTTACAGCACAAATGTAATCGGTGATCTAGTAGATTCCAAAACTAAACAAGAACTAGAGCAAGCTATATTGGGGCTAGAGATCATGCCCTCTATGAGAGCTATGATGACAGCTGGCCCTGCATTAGATCGTGACAACACGGCAGGCTACAACTGTAGTTACCTACCTGTCGATGACCCTAAGTCATTTGACGAAGCTATGTACATCTTGCTCTGTGGTACTGGTGTCGGGTTCAGTGTCGAGCGCCAGTTCATCAGCAAGCTCCCAGAAGTGCCTGAGTTGTACGAGAGTGAGTCTATCGTTGTCGTTAAGGACAGTAAGGAAGGCTGGGCTAAGGGGTTCCGTCAAGTTCTTGCACTCCTATGGGCTGGTGAAATCCCTAAGTGGGATGTGTCACAGGTACGCCCTGCAGGTGCAAGGCTTAAAACGTTTGGTGGTAGGGCATCAGGCCCAGCACCTCTCGTAGAATTATTTAACTTTTCCGTAGCTACTTTCAAGGCGGCACAAGGACGCAGGCTATCATCTATGGAGTGTCACGACTTGATGTGCTTCATTGGTCAGATCGTGGTCGTAGGTGGAGTGAGGCGTTCAGCTATGATCTCTCTGTCTAACCTGAGTGATGACCGTATGCGTCACGCTAAGTCAGGACAGTGGTGGGAGACAGCAGGGCATCGTGCCTTGGCTAACAACAGCGTGTCGTACACTGAGAAGCCAGACATGGAAACATTCATGCGTGAGTGGCTCTCTCTCGTTGAGTCTAAGTCTGGTGAGCGTGGTATCTTTAATCGTGAGGCATCCAAGAAGCAAGCAGCCAAGTTTGGTAGACGTGATCCTAACTATGAGTTCGGTACAAACCCTTGTTCTGAAATCATTTTACGTCCGTATCAATTTTGTAACTTAACGGAATGTGTTGTACGAGCAACGGATACATTGAAAGACCTTGAACGCAAGGTAAAACTTGCTACGATCTTGGGTACTATACAGTCTACCCTTATCAAGTTCCCCTACCTACGAAAGGTATGGCAAAACAATACGGCAGAAGAAAGACTTCTTGGCGTATCTATGACTGGCATTATGGATAATCCATTAATGACAAACGCTAACAAAGGATTGGATAGAACACTTGAGCATTTACGTTATATCGCTGTTACTACTAACGCTGAGTGGGCTGAACGCCTTGGCATCCCTGTCTCTGCTGCTATCAGCTGCAATAAACCTTCGGGAACAGTATCACAGTTGGTTGACAGTGCCTCTGGTATTCACGCTCGTCACAGCCCCTATTATATTCGTACTGTGCGGGGCGATAATAAAGACCCTCTG